CAACACAATTCATTTAACAAGTATAGAAAGATATCGAAGATACATCAGAATGTATTGGTATTTAACAAAGGTAGTTGGAAACAAGCAAGTAATAGATTAAATGTTATATAGAGAAGATAATTTAATAACCCTAAAACGAAATCTAACCTATGATTATATCATTACAGGTCCTCCTGATTTTACGGAGTTGGGTATAGATACCAAAGATGAACAGAGTTATTATGAGTTTATGTGGGATAGGTTTTCTTTATTTAAACCTAAATCAGGATTAGTAACTCTTATCTTTACCAATAGGAAAGCAGATAAACGAGTGATACATAAACAAACTAAGTTTAATGATATTATGTTTAAGAATAATTTTGATTTAATAAGTGAAAAGGTGTGGGTAAAGACATTTAAAAAAGATGTAGTGTTTAGATTAGGATTTGTTAACATTCTAACATATAGACATAAGAAGATGGAACGATATAGTAAATTACCAATCATACCAGATTGTTTTCACTATCCGTTAAAGAGAGGTGATAATTCATTTCCAGTTGAACTAATACATCAGTTCATAGATGTAGTTCCTGGTATTGTTTATGACCCATTTATGGGAAGTGGTACTACTGCTAATGTTTGTAATCAGATAGGTAGAGAATGGATAGGTAGTGAGTGGAGTTAAATACATAAAATATACCGATTGTTATATTATTATCTGATAAATACAGAAACTATACAAAATTATGGCTAGATTTAAAAAAGGAGAGAGTGGTAATCCCAAAGGTAGACCTAAGGGTGCTATCAATCGTTCTACGGAACAGATGAAGTTAACTATCGCTCGAGCAGTAAACTCCTCTCTAAACTCCTTACAAGAAGATTTAGAACGAATTAGGAAAGAGGACCCCGAGAAGGCAATACAACTTTCTACTAAATTATTAGAATATACTTTACCGAAACTAAAATCGGTAGATATGAATGCACAAATAGAATTGAACACTAGGATAGAAGAGATAACCATAAACATCAAACGTTCAGGTTCTAATGAAGATTGATATTAATACATCTGTAACCTTTGATAACCTCGTTCAATCAAGTAAACGAATAACACAACACATTGGTGGTACACGTAGTGGTAAAACATATGCGATACTACAATGGTTGATAGTTAGAGCAATACAAGAGAAGCAAGATATAACCATAGTAAGAAAGACAGTTCCTTCTTTAAAGAGAACTGTGATGAAAGACTTTAAAGATATCTTACTTGGTATAAATTACTTTCATGATGATTCGTTTAACCAATCAGAGAGATACTACAAGTTCACTAATGGTTCAATCATATCATTCCTTAATACAGATGATCCCGAGAAACTTCGTGGTGTTAAATCAGATATACTCTTTATAGATGAAGCATCTGAAGTAGATGAGGAATCTTACTTCCAACTATCCATTCGTTGTTCAGGTCCTATTGTACTGGCATTTAACCCGACTATCTCACCTTATCATTGGTTAAGACAGATGGAGAACTGTGAGAGATTCGTAACTACCTACAAAGATAACCCTTACCTACCACAAGAGATGGTAGATGCAATTGAAGAACTCCAACATAAGAATCCTAAGTATTGGACTATATATGGTAAAGGAGAGTATGCACCGAATGATAAAGCAATCTTTAACTTTCAGATAGTAGATGAGATACCAATGTGTGAGTTAGTTGCATTTGGTATGGACTTTGGATTTGCTAATGACCCTACAACTTTGGTAGCAGTACACAAGAGTGGAGATATGTTATACCTTAGAGAACTAATGTATGATACAGGTTTAGTTACTAATGATATTATCAAGAAACTACAAGATTTTAACGTGGGTAGAACTACTGAGATATGGTGTGATTCAGCAGACCCAAGATTGATTGAGGAAATACATAGAAGTGGATTCAATGCTAAACCAGTGAAGAAAGGACCTGATTCAATTAAATTTGGTATTGGTGTTCTTCAGAACTATGGTATATGTGTATCTAAGAAATCACAGAACCTCATCAACGAACTATACTCTTACCAATGGGCAACGGATAAGTACGGATACGTATTGGATAAACCAGAAGGAGGATTAGACCACTTGATAGATGCAGCAAGATATGTTGCAATGATGAGGTTGTCAATCAAACAGCAGAACAAAGGTAAATACACCCTAACATTTAAGTAATGGATAAATACACAGACCAAGATGTAGTGAACCTTGCACAGAAGATACATACTCAGAACTTGGTAATAGAAGAACTACAAGCTCAGATAAAGGTAAGAGATATAAAGATAATGAATAAAGAAAGAACCATAGGTCAGTTGAAAGCAAAGATTGGACATATGAGTTTAGAAAAACAAGAGATAACCATTGATATAGATTATGAAGAAAACAATTGAGATAACAGTACCAAAGGATTGGTCAGCAATTACATTTAGAACTTGGTTAAAGTTACAAGCAGATTTAAAGAACTATGAAGAAGATGAGGGTGCGTATGAACACATCTTATTGTATCATCTTTGTGGTATTACACCTGATGTACTTGAACAACTTGATAATGATACCCTAAACTCAATTAAAGAGGATTTAACGGGGTTTATGAATAAGAGTGAGGATTACACCTTACAAAGAATAATTAAGGTAGGAGAGAAGGAATATGGATTTGAACCTAACTTGGGTAAGATGTCTTATGGAGCATATTTAGATATAGCTTCATATAAGAGTATAGAACTGAATGAAGAGTGGGTTGATATGGTTTCTATCTTATACAGAGAAGTAAAGAAGAAGAGAGGTGCATTGTACGAGATTAAAAAGTACCAAGGAGTAGACCCTTGGGAATCAGAGAAGTGGATGGATTTAGGAATGGACTTTCACTTTGGTTGTTTTTTTTTCTTCAATCGTTTATACAAGGACTTGCAACAAGGTATCCTGAAATCTACGAAGAACCATCCGGAGATATCTCCCAATATCAAATCAATTTTGGAACAAAGTGGAGAGGTTATGCATCAGTTGCAACAATCGCAGAAGATAACTTACTAATGTTTGATAAGGTTTTATCTAAACCATTAGAGGAGTGTTTGTTGTTCTTATGTTATAAAGCTGATAAGGCAATGGTAGAACAACTTCAACATAAAGAAATGATGAATAAACACAAAGTTAAGTAATCATATCATATAGATTGGTTCTTCTTTGTTATAGGTATAAAACATAATGTCATACTCAAGAAAAGAAAATAAGAAAAGGTTATCACGTAAAGGTGGACCTACATTGGGTCAATCCTCTCCGAAGAATTCTCGTAGGGGATGTTTGTGTTTGGATGGCAATACATACTCAACTGATTGTTGTAAAGGATTATTAATCAATCAAGGTATAGGTAAAACACAATCAACGATAGTACACCAAGGAGGATTTTCTAATGGATTTTCAAGTGGATTTGATATAACAATAATAGAATAGACATGGCAGATAAAACAAAATCTCAATTAACAGCATTAAACAATGCTAATTTTCCCAACAACAATAGTGGATTTATAACCCCACAGAAGTTAAGAGATTTCAATCAAGATATGATTGATTCAATGGTAACTGATATAGATTCGATTCTGACCGGTTCTATTACTGTTGATGGTACTATCACTGCAACTCACTTTGTTGGTGATGGTAGTGGTATTACAGGTGTAGTATCATCAGTACCATTAGGAACTGTATCAGGTTCATCACAAGTAATACTACAAGATACCACAGGAGATTTAAGTGGAAGTAGAATAAACGGACCTGTAAGTGAAGCAGTAAACTCTGTATCATCATCTTATTCCACTACTGCAAATTTTGCAATACGCTCTGAATTAGCAGATGAAGTTCAATTTAGTGGAGTTACAGATAAACCAACACTTGTATCGGGTTCATCTCAAATAGATTATCCATTGATTTCAAATATACCAAGTGGTATAATTTCTTCATCTGAACAACTACCAAGTGGATTAGTAAGTGGAAGTTCACAAGTGAGTTATCCTGAACTATCTAACATTCCAAGTGGTATTGTATCATCTTCATCTCAAGTAGTATTAGAAGATACTACTGGTGATTTAACCGGTAGTAGAATAGAAGGAGCAGTATCATTATCAACAACCTCATCATATGCATTGAGTGCAGAGGCAGATAATGTAACATTTGATGATACACAATTTGCTTATACTGCATCAAACGTTCAGATAGCATTACAAAGATTAAGTGCTAACAAAGCAGATATATCACAATTAACATCCAATGTAACAACCTTCCCAACTGATACAGCATCAGATGTTGGTGGATACTTTGCATTAGTAACTTCTTCGGTAGATGTAAGATATAATGACCCATCGGTAGATATACCAACTGGTGATATTACAACAACGGGACAATTAGTTGCATCATTGATAACAGATAGTTATTTATTTTTGGGTAATCCTGGTCTTGTGAATTTAAGTACAAATGGACAGATACGAAAAGTAGCAGGTAGTGGAGATGCAAACTTCTACTATGAAGTATATACTCGTTCAGGTTCAGTAGAAACACTTATAGCAACATCAGATAATACTGCTCCAGTTGATTCATCGGTATATGCCGAGTTCAGTGCGGCCGCAGTATTAAACAATGGAACCTTTACTGAAAATGATAGAATCGTGTTAAAGTTCTATGGTAATAGAATAGCAGGTGGAAGTGACCCTTCATACCAATTCCAATTCGGTGGTGATACTCCAGTAAGAACTTTATTCCCAGTTCCTGCATCTGTATTAGTATCTCCATGGGATGGAGAATTTACAGGTGATGCAACTATAACGGGTACTTTAAATGTAACTGATGCATTTACAAGTTCACTTCAAGAAGGCAATATATGGGTAGGTGATAGTAGTAATAAAAAC